AAATATTGGTTTCAATGCAACTGCTACATTTGCTGCAGGTAATGGTATGCACTTTGCAGATGCTTTTAAAGCAGGGTTCGGAACAGGTAATGGAACAAGACCAGATTTTCAAATATCAGGAGATAATAATGGATTAGCTTTTGCTTGTGGAACAGGTTCAGATGATGCCGATGTTATTTTTACAACTGATGGAAATGTGCATCTTGTAGGCGGTAATGACAGAAGAATAAAGTTAAGTGATAGTGGTGTTTCTGGTGCTTCTACCTCAAATAATACAGTTCATATTCGTGGTGATAATGACAATATGAAATTAAATGCTGCTGGTAATGGTGGTTTCATATTTGAAGAAAATGGTAATGAAAGAATGCGTATTGCTTCTTCTGGATTATCCGATATTTTTAGCACTACATCTACCTTAAGATTGAGAACAGGTACATCAGGCACAAGTGGACAAGTGTTAAGTGGTTTTGAGGGAGCATCTACTAATGCCAATGGAACGCAAAGATTTGTTATATTTGCAAATGGTAATATACAGAATGCTAATAATAGTTATGGGCAATTATCAGACCGAACACTAAAAGAAAATATAGTAGACGCTACAGGCAAATTAGATGACTTGAAAAAGGTCAAAGTCAGAAACTTTAATTTCATAGGAGATGATTTAAAACAAATAGGTGTTGTTGCACAAGAATTAGAAACTGTATTTCCTGCTTTAGTAGAAACAATCAAAGATATTGATGCTAATGGCAAACAATTAGATACCGAGAGTAAATCAGTCAAATACTCAGTGTTTGTTCCTATGTTAATAAAAGCTATGCAAGAACAACAAGTGATAATAGATGACTTAAAAGCTAGAATAGAGACATTGGAAGGATAACATGGGTATTGAACATAAACGAACAACTGATATGATATATAGAACTTTAACTTTAAAAGGAGATAAAAATGGCAGAAGCTAATAAAGACGAAAGAACGCTAATTATGAAAGAAGAGTCAGGCGAAGATGTTACCTATCAGGTGGCAGACATGAATGATGAAGCCAAGATGCTTTACACCAAGATTGAGATACTTAGCAAAGAGTCACAAACTATCAAAACTAATGCCGAGTTTGGCTTAGAGAAAAACGATATATTGCAGAAGCATTACTTAGAGGCACTAAAGCCTTTACTTGATTCAGATGAGTCAGAAGCTGAGGAAGTAGAGGATGCCGAGACAAGCGAAGAATCAGACGAAGAGTGATGTCGCAATAGCGTTGGACTCGCATGAGAAGATTTGTGCGATACGCTATGAGAACATTGAGAAAAGGCTAGAGTCTGGCAGTAAAAGATTTGCTAGAGTAGAAGCCATGATAATTGGAGTCTATGTACTAATCATAGGCACACAAGTAATTGCACAGGTATTGTAATGGCAGGAATACAGATAACTACAGCACCAACACAAGAGCCGCTTTCTTTACAAGAAGTAAAAGAGTATTTGCGTGTTGAAGATTCTACTGATGAAAGACTACTTAGACCTTTTATAGAAACCGCTAGGAGAATTGCAGAGGAGCATCTAGGAAGGTCTTTGATGACACAAACACTGTCAATGTTCGTTGATGCTTATGATGAGTTAGCAGACCCTTTATGGGAAGGCACAAGGACTGGACCATATCTCAATTATTATAAAAACTATATAAACTTACCTAGAAGTCCAGTACAAAGCGTTACTGCGGTCAGTACGTTTGATGACTCAGACAATGAAACAACTATGGCAGCTTCTAAATATTATGTAGATAATGTTAGAGAACCTGCGAGAATAGTTCTAAGACAAGGTGAAACATTTCCCACAGCACTAAGAGTAGCTAATGCGATTAAGGTTGTTTATGTTACTGGTTATACATCAGCATACACAGTACCAGAGCCAATTAGAATGGGAATGATGCAACATATTGCCTATTTGTACGAGCATAGAGGAGATATGTACGAAGCTGCTGCACCAATGCCGCCTATAGTAAAAACAATGTATGCACCTTATGTTGTTATGAAAGGATTAGGCACTTCAACTTTATTAGCAGTAGGTTAAATCGTGTCTATAGGTAAGATGCGATACAGGGTTCAGTTACAATCCCCAACCGACACTACTGATGCAGGCGGTGGTCGTGCACAGGCTTGGTCAGACTTAGTAATTATATATGCAAACATAGTGCCTAAAAGTGGCAAAGAATCTTACAGACAAGGTCAAGTACAAGACGAAACTACACACGATTTTTTTATTAGGTATAGAAGCGATATAAACACTAGATACCGATTCGTTTACGAGAATAGAACTTTTAATATCAAATCTATATTAAACATACATGAACGTGATAGATTTTTGCAGTTATCTTGCACAGAAGGAGTAGCAACATAATGGCAGGATATAAAAACTTAGGTGCGTTTAAAAGAAAAATGGAAAAAAGACTAAGTAAAAATACTGATAAAAATCTTATTGCAGCACTCGCAGAAGCTACTATGGTTGTAAGAGGAAACGCAGTTACTAGTATTGTTTCAGGCAATAAATCAGGGAGAACTTATAGACGTGGTACTGTAGTGCATACTGCATCAGCGGCAGGTCAAGCACCTGCATCTGATACTGGTGTTTTAGTAAGTGGCATAACTATGGATGTAGATGTTCAATATAATAGAGTAGTGGGTCAAGTTATTGCTCATGCTTCTGATGGTGGTGGGGATAATTATGCAAAACACTTAGAGTTTGGTACTAGCAGTATGGCAGCAAGACCTTTTATGCAACCTGCATTAAATAAGTCTGCACCTAGAGTTTTCCAAATAATGAAGCGTAAAGGGTTAATTAAATGAGTCTAGGGCAATTTGCATTACAAACCAGTATTTACAGTACTTTAAGCAATGATAACAACCTTACAAGCACGTTAGGAGCATCTATTTATGATGATGTACCACAGGGTAGTAATTTCCCTTATGTGGTCTTAGGAGAGGATTCTGCAAACGAGAGCGGCACAAAAGACGTAAATGGTACAAGTTCTACCTTGACAATACACATCTGGTCGGAATATAAAGGTAGTAAGGAAACTAAACAAATTATGGACAGAGTGCATGATTTATTGCATGATAGTAATTTGAGTGTCAGTGGATTTAATCTGATTAATTTAAGATATGAATTTAGTGATATAATGAGAGACCCAGATGGGATAACAAGACATGGTGTCATGAGATTTCGTGCAGTATTATTAGGTTAATATAATAGGAGTAAAATTATGGCAGCACAAAAAGGAGCAGCACTACTGCTCAAAATCAACACCACAGGTTCTACCTATGTAACAGTTGGTGGATTGCGTTCTACTTCCATAACTCTCAATGATGAAGCTGTTGATGTCACAAATAAAGATTCCTCAGGGAATAGAACTTTGTTGGCTGATGGTGGTATTCATTCTATGTCTGTTTCAGGCTCAGGAGTCTTTACTGATTCCTCTACTGAAACTACCCTGAAAGATGCAATGAATGCAGCAGCATTCAAAAACTTCCAAGTGATTGTTCCAGATTTTGGAACTTACACAGGTGCGTTTATGGTTGCTTCTTTAGAGTACGCAGGAGAGTTTAATGGAGAAGTTACTTATTCAGTAACTTTAGAAAGCTCTGGTGCAATAACATTCGCAACAGTATAAGGTAACTTATGGCTTGGAAGAATGTTCTTGTTAAAGAAGGTGGCAAAGAGATGCCTGCAGTTATGCAGGATGACGTTCTTGAGTTGCCGAACTTTCTAGGCAAAGAAAAAGATGAGCCAACTACCATTGTTGTAGATGGCAAGTCTTATAAGGTTGTTTCGGTATCACTTGATACTAGAGACGATATTTTAAAACTTAAATTAGAACTTCCAATGGGAAGTCCAACGAGCAAAGCTCAAGGAGAGTCAAATGGCAAATCCAATGAAGGGTCAGATTGATCTTACTTTAGGAAAAGATACTTACAAAGCCAGATTAACTGTTGATTCTATTATGCAAATAGAAGCAGCTTGTGGATGTGGAGTCATCAAATTAGCTAATAAAATGGCAGAAGGAGATATCCGAATGGCAGATATCATCTATGTGCTAACCCCTGCCTTAAGAGGCGGTGGTAAAGATATTCAAGAAAACGACATAAAAAAAATAGTTGCTGACATAGGTTTGGTCAATGCAACTAAAGCAGTAGCTGAGTTATTAACACAATCACTTACGACTGATTCAGTAGAAGAAGGAGAAGCAGAAGGAAAAAAAAAGGAGTAAGAGTTGATGACAAATTGCCCATCAAAAGATATATGGAGATATGTATGGGTATGATTGGAATGCAACCTTCTGAATTTTGGAACGCTACAGTGATAGAAATACACTGTGCCATAGATGGGTTCACTGAATTTCATAGTGGCAATCAACCAACCCCTATGTCCAAAGACGAATTAAATGATCTTATGGAGAGGTATCCTGACTGATGGCAACTACAGTAGACAGTTTAATTGTAGAGATTAGGGCAGAAACAGCAAATCTGCGTAAAGGTCTTGATCAAGTAAATAAACAATTAGATATATCCAATAAGAAAGCAAAATCATCTGTTTTAACTTTTAGAAACTTAGCTAAGGTTTTTGGTGTCATTGGTTTTGCTAGATTGGCTTCTAGTGTTGTGCAAACGACACAAATGTTTGAGGATTTAGAAGCAACCTTACAAGCTAACACAGGCAGTGCTGCAGAAACAGCACAAGCCTTAGATATGATTAAGGTGTTCACCGCACAAACCACTTTCCAAATTGATGAAGTGACCAGAGCTTTTCTTGAGTTTAGAAGAATAGGACTCAAGCCAACCGAAGAAGATTTGAGAGGTATCGGTAATGTAGCTGCAGCTCAAGGAGTAGGCATAGACCAAATAGCTCAGGCTATCTTTAAAGCAGGTACTACTTCTATTGAATCACTACAAGCCTTAGGTTTTGAAGGAAAGACTGAAGGAGACAAGATCACCTTAAGTTTTGGGGATATCACTGAAACAGTTGATAAATCTGCCGAAGGGGTAATGGGTTTTGTGAGAGCTGTAGGAGAAATTAAGTTTCCAGAAGCAATAACGCAAAGAGCTAATACTTTGACAGGTGCTTTTTCAAACTTAGGCGATGCTACTTCTTTGTTTATGGATGAAATAGGTCAAGGTGGATTGAAAGATGTACTTATAGATGTTGCTAGAGATTTAAGTGTGCTATTGGTCAACTCGTTAGAGACAGCTAAAGTCATAGGTGGAGTAGTAAGACTTGCATTTGAAAAAAGCGGTCAGGCAATAAGCACAGCATTTGACTTTGTTAAAAAATTTAAAGACGAAATAGTAGCTTTTATGGCAGTGGGCATTGCCTTGAAATTAGCCAGTATGGGTTTAGCACTGCTCAAATTAGTCAAAAGTTTGACGATTGCTACTGCTGCTATGAAATTATTCAATTTAATAATGAAGGCAAACCCTATTCTTTTAATATCGGCTTCAATACTATATTTCACAGGTTTGCTAGATGATCTAGGAAAAAAAGTACAAGATATTATTGGTAAGTTTGATGAACAACTAGGAGTGACTTCTAGTTTAAGTGAGATAGTAAAAGAGTTGACTATAGACACATCAGAATTGGAAAGCGAATTAAATGACGTAGGTGATGGTCTTGATGATCTAGGTGAAAAAGCCGATAAAGCTAAAGTGACTTTGGGCAGCGAATTAAAACAGTCTATAACAAGCACCAGTCATGCTTTCACTAATGATTTTGTCGGTGCATTGATGGAAGGTGAATCGGCTTTAGAATCATTTAAAAACTTTGCAAAAAATATAGTACAGCAAATCATAGCCACTTTTTTACAAATGGCAGTAGTTAATCAAATATTAAATGCTGTATTTAGTTTGAGTGGTACACCAAACGCTTTGCCGACTATAGGTGGTTCAGCAGGTGGAGGTACATTACAAGCAAACAGACCTATTTTAGTTGGAGAAAGAGGACCTGAGTTATTTATGCCGAACACAGGCGGTACTCTTATGAATAACATGAACTCAAGAAACGCAATGGGTGGAGGCGGAGGAGTGACTGTGGTACAGAATAATAACTTTGCCTTAGGAGTAGAAGCAACAACTAGGGCAGAAGTACAAAAGATGTTACCTCAGATAGCAGAAACTTCTAAAATGGCAGTTTTTGAAGCCTCAGCAAGAGGTGGTGCATTCAGAAAAGGATTACTAGGTGGAGCATGACAACCAATACAAATAACATAGTGACTATGCCAACTACTCCAAATTTTACAGATAGTGATTGGTCATTGGTAAGAACTATAGGTACAACTATCAGTCCATTCACAGGACAACAAAAAACCCAAGAGTTTGCTAACACCTATTTCACTGCACAACTCACGTTACCTCCTATGAAAAGATCACAAGCTGCTTTATGGCAATCATTTTTGGTCAACTGCAAAGGACCAACAAACTCTTTTAAGCTAGGCGACCCTGATGCTAAAACAAATCAAGGAACATATAATCAAACACACTACACTGCTTCAAGACGAGTAAACGACACAAGTGAGACACTATCTTTTAGTGGCAGCACAATAACCGCAGGAACATCCATCTTTGGAGGTTTGATAGCAGGAGACTTCGTGCATGTGACTGGAGCTATCAATGAAGAAAACAATGGCACACATAAGATAAGTTCAATAACAAATGCAACCACTATAATTACCACCAGTACGCTTACAAGTGAAAGTAGCACCGCAAGTTGTTCTGTAAGGCAAAATGTCTCAGGAGCTACAGGATTAGCTTTAACAAGCATAAATTCAGGCACAGGCACTATAAAAGCAGGTGATTATTTAGGATTGCTGAGTGGCAACAGTAATTCACACATGCCCTTTCAATTAGTCATGGTCACTGAAGATGCAGTTCAATCTGGTACAAGTGTCGCTGTACATACTGAGCCAAGATTGAGAAAAGATTTAACAGATGGATATTTTGTTGTATTTAACCAACCACAAGGTTTATTCAGGCTTATAGATAAAGAAGTAAACTGGAGTGCAAACAGAGCAAGTACCTATGGCATAAGTTTCAGTGTTGTTGAGGATATTGCAGCGAGTAATACATAATGGCTTCAAGAAGTGGCATAGATTCAAACATAACGAATCGTCTTGGTGCTGACCAACAACTCCTTTTCTTTGCAGTAAAAGCAGAATTTGATACAGACACTATTCGTCTATGGACTGGTATTGATGATTTAGTGGTCAATGGAGAGACCTATACAGGTGCAGGTACTTTGTTAGGTGTCGGTGACATAGAAGATACAATGGAGATTAAATCCACAAATTGTACTTTCACTCTTTCAGGTATGGATGAGACTGTGCTTAATCTTGCTCTTTCTGAAGATATACACAATAGAAAAATTACCATGTTCATGGGATATTTAAGTGGCGGTGGGAATGTCAGTGCAGGAGAAATAACTTTGTTCTCTGGCAGGATGACAAATTTAACAATTACAGATGACCCACAAGGTATGACTATAGCGATTAACGCAGAGAATAGGTTAGTTGACCTAAATAGACCATGTAATCTTAGATACACACAGGCTTCGCAACAGGTAATAAATTCAGGCGATACAGGTTTTAAATATGTCATTGCCATACAAGACCTTAGTTTAGACTGGGGAAGACCAACTAATGATGATGGGAGTGGTAGCAGTAGAAGTGATAATGCCGATTACAATACAATGAACTCCAAGAGATGAAGAAAAAAAAAGATTGGCAACAGTTATTCTTTAAATTTATAG